TTTCATCGGTTTGGGATGATATCCGAATAGACAATGTTCTACCATTCAGAGACAGCAAAGACGAAGATGATGAAAAGCACGTGCACCCGTTGCAGCTTGATGTTATTGATCGGCTGGTAGAACTTTATTCAAATCCTGGTGAACTTGTACTAACACCATTTGCAGGAGTTGGAAGCGAGGTGTACAGTCCTGTTTCACTTGGCCGCAAAGGATTAGGAATTGAACTCAAAGAAAGTTATTTCAAGCAATCGGTAATTAACATGAAAGAGTGCGAAGAAAGGTTTAAGCCAATAAAGCAGTTAAGCATCATATAAGCTCAGTAGCGAGACGAACGATGAACGGAGCGTCGCAAGAAAAGCTAAATCGTGAGGTGAACGCTGGAAAACGAAAAAACTGCCCCTCCCACGACACACAACACACACACAGAGAGAGAGGTAAAATAAACACGTTATGAAATTAGATTTACAACAATTCAGAAAAATCAATACCGAAAGAGCGGTAGAAGGGTTTAAGACTTACGCAAATGTTCCTTTGAGTTTTTGGGGCACCGCGCTGGCTGGTGAGCTTGGCGAATTGTGCAATATGATTAAAAAGATGGAAAGGGTCGAGTTTGGTGGCATCGATGCTGGCAGTTCTTACACCGCCGAAAGCCTGACAAAAGAAATGATTGAGGAAGAGATTGGCGGCATCGTTATTTATCTTGACCTATTGGCTTCGTTGCTTGGAATTTCAATCGAAGAGGCCACGATCAAAACATTCAACAGCAAAAGTGAAAAGTATAAATTTTCGCAACTGTTACCGACGACTTAACCACCCCCTCCCATGTGTGGCACAGGACAAAAAGGAAAAAATGAAAGTTCTGCATTTGACATTGAAGAAAAGGTGGTTCGACATGATCGCAAGCGGAGAAAAGAAAGAAGAGTACCGCGAGATAAAGGCATATTGGAATAGAAGATTGAATCAGAATTTGTGGAGCGATAATTTTAAGCCAGTGCCGTTTACTCACGTTCTTTTCACGAACGGTTATAGCGAATATTGCCCCAAGATGCTCGTTGAAATTCGTAGCATACAAATTGGGAAACCAAAAGACAAGTGGACGGATGGATGGCACGAGAGGGATGCGTTTGTTATAAGCCTCGGTGAAATATGCGACTTTTCAAAATCCATGACACAGCAGGCGAATGAAGCACAAAAATAAAAGTTATGGCACAAAAATTTCAAAAAGTAATCCCGAAAGTCCCCTGGCCGCGCGAAGTCACGGAGGCTAAGATAAAATCGGTTTGGGATGAAATTGGCGAATTTAATCGCATGGTAAATCAAATTGACCGCACAATGTCTGGCTTGCTGGAACAAAAGATGATTATTAAAATAAAAATCGGCAACAAGACGAAATACGCAAACCAATTGAAGGCGCAACTCGAAGAACCGAACGTGCTCAATAGCGATCAGAACGCACAAGCGAGCGTGGCAACAGACGATGATAGTAGCAATGCAGACGGGACACAAAAATAATTTAAACTTTTGGGGGCTGACAACCAAAAAAGAAAAGACATGAGCGACGAACTAAAAATAATTGATTGCCACGCGGAATACGATGAAGTTAAGGATGATGGTACTTTTCAAATGATTGGCGGCGATGCGTCAAATCCATCATGGGAGGAATATGTTAACGGTTACTTGGAAGAGTTTCAGCCTCATGTAAAGTTAATCAGAAAGGCTATTGAGGAAAATGGGTGGATTGGAATGACGGGCGAAGGCCAAGATAGAGAAAACATTCAATTCCGCTTTTCAGATGGTTCGCTTTGGGGCTTTAGTTGGCGGGCGTGGGGCGATCTCATGCAAGCAATCGTTGATAAAAAAGAAGGTTACATGAAATATTATATGTAAAGAAATCAGCAATGACTAAACTACAAATAGCTGCAATCGAGGACGCGACGAATTTCATTCTCGCTAATCCCTTTGATGTTCACATTGTTGAGCAAAAAGCAAAACAAATTCTTGAAGCTCTTGCCAAGCTATCCTCCATGCCGCTAGAGGAGGATGACGCCGAAGAAATTTGGGATAAGTACAGCCGCCACATAGGCGATGATATTGATAGTTTGCAACAGGTCGCGGGAAGCGTTGTAATGACAGAAAGAGATTTTTCGGAAATGACGGCCAAATATTTCCTCATTCTAAAAGACCAACAATGACAGCGCAACAATGGCTCGAAGTAATGCAGCAAGCGGAAGATTATCCGCATCACCTGACGCCGCTAATTAAGCATTATGGCGAATTATTACTTTCAGAAAATTCGTTGCCGCCAAGGGGAATGAAGTTCGTAAAAGCTAATGAAGCTGGGTTGCCTAAGAAAGATGGTTGTTATCCTGCAAGGTATCTGCACATGGGTGCTGGCCTTGATATTACTGACGGTAAGATAAAATACTTGTCGCTTCCTCATAAGCCAATACCGCTTCACGAAATCAATTTAGAATATCTCGAATGGCTCGACGAAGATGAAGGAAACGTAAGGCATATTCTTACTGGTGAGGAATATGATAATCTTATAAAAACGCACATAGAAAGAATGTGGGGCGGTCTGGAAAATGGCAAGCATTCAGCACTTTGTAGAAACTGGCAAAGTGAACGGCAGCTTCAGGCTTCGGCTTTTATCGCTGATGCAGTTTCATTTATGGAAATGTTTAGAAAAACAGCCCACTAAATTAAATTTCTCTCAAATTCAAGAAGCTACAAACCCAATTTTAGAGGATGAAGGCTTGGATGAATGGATAAAGGCAGAGGCGGAGAAAGAGTACCCAATGCGTCCGATGAAAAAAAGTCCCGCATATATCGACACGTGGTTTCAGGACAAACGAAATGCCTTCATCGCTGGCGCAAAATCCATGCTCCCAACCATTGAGCAACTAAAAGCACAGCTAAAACAAAAAATATGAAAAAAGACAAGCTGGTCTTATTAAAAATAAAATTGACGCTTATATCGAGTATGGTTATTTACCTGACAATTTTTTTAGCATACATGGCCTTCAAGGAACCATATGGTATTAGTTGGGATGCCGTAGCAATCGCCTTGTTTTTAATAGCGGTGCAAGGATTTTACATTTTCGCCTTAATTGATGGGTTTATCGAATTATTAAATCAAGGCGAAAGTTCTCAAACGTGCGACGCAACAGACGTTCAATCGGAGTTACAACAGCCGGAAACACAAAAATTAATTGCCGAAAACGAAACTCTGCGCAAGCAAGTAGAGGAGAAAGACAAAGAGATTGCAGAATTGAAACGGGACCGGGATTACTGGAAATCTCTTGCTGAAGCTGGAATGAAAACGATTCGAAAGGATTTGACCTGACCGAACACATTATAAAAAATATCCAATCTTATGACCACAAAACTATCTGCCCTGCCCGCCCAGGTTGAATTTACCTATAAAGGCAAAAGGTTCAAAACCCTGACCGTAGCCAAACGGACTATACTAACCGGCTTAAAAATGAAGCGGGATGTCATGGACATGAAAACCTTCAAAACCCTTCGCCTCAGTTACAGCCTTTTGGTAGAGTTTTCAGAAAATTCTGAAAAAACGGTAATTTCAAAAAAATAATATTAGTTTTGATACCGGCCTCAGGCTTTTCCTGTATCAACTATGTCCACCTTAACTAAAGTAGTTAAAAATAGTCCGCTGCCGAAAGGACACGCGAAATATGGCGGCAGGCAAAAAGGCACCAAGAACAAAAAGACGCTCATTCTGGATTCCTTCGCTCAAAGTATTTGCGAGGGCGGTGCCGCCAAATTTCAACGTGAATTATCAAAGCTTAAAGGTGTATCGTTTATAAACGCATACATGACACTGTTTGAATACGTGAAGCCAAAGCTCAGTAGATCGGATATGAATGTTTCAGGAAATGTTCATCTCTCTGACGAGCCAATTGTTTTTGAATGATAAAGGTTAGAACGGCCATCTCTCCGGTAACAGGCGAGAGGCCGTTTGAAATTTTATATAAGTTGCCGCCGGACATAAATGTTGTGGTTGTGATTGGAGCGCGGGGCGGCATGAAAACTTACGAAGTCAGCAAGTTCGTCGCCTTTCAGAGCACGGTTAAAAAAAAGCGGTGCGTGGTTCTGAGGGACGAAAAGGAACTGATCCGCGAATCGATACTGAATGAAGTTCTTTTAAGATTTGATACGGCTAACAGGGGCGGGGTTTTCACAAAGGAGTTTGAGCGTCTCGATACCGGCATTAAGGACCGGGCAACAAACGAGATGCTCGTCTTTACGAAAGGTTTCCGCGCAAGTAGAACCGAAAAGAAAGCAAACCTCAAATCGATATCGAATATTGATATAGCTGTCATCGAAGAGGCTGAAGATATCCGGGACGTGGACGTTTTCAACACATTTGCCGACAGCATTCGAAACAAAAGTTCTTTGATAATTATCATTCTGAATACCCCTGACATTGGCCATTGGATCATAAAACGGTATTTCAATCTCCTGCAAGTGGAGGATGGATTTTACGAGATCATCCCAAAAGAGCTACCTGGATTTCTTTGCATCAAAACAAGCTTTGAGGATAATCCGCATCTTCCCAATCATGTGGTGAGCAACTACCGCAATTACGGCAATCCTGAGAGCCACTTGTACAATCCGTTTTACTTTAAAACAGCGATCAAGGGTTATGCAAGTTCGGGCAGAAAGGGCCAGGTATTGACAAAAGTGAAGGCGATTAAGCTCAAAGATTATCTCGCCCTTCCGTTTAAAGAGTTCTACGGTCAGGACTTTGGCACAGCTTCGCCGGCGGGGACCGTGGGAGTAAAGTTCGATAAGAACAACTGTTGGGCCAGAGAGATCAATTACAAGCCGATGGAAACGATCAACATCGCCAAAATGTATTCAGAATTAAAGTTCAATGGCTCTGACCGGATCGTTGCTGATAACGCAGATGATAAAGCGTGGCGCAAACTAAAGAAGGGATATTCCAGGGATGAGCTGCCTGCCGATTGGTTCACCAAAGACGACAAAGGCCAAGAGGTTTGCAAACATCCATCGGTATTATCGGGTTTTCATGTGGTGCCATGCGTGAAGGGGACTGACAGTGTGACCTATGGTTTGGACCTAATGAGCGGGATGAACTTGTTCGCGGTCGAGGAAAGCGTGAATTTATGGAATGAAATCAACGGTTACATATACGCCCAGGATAAGAACGGAAATTATACCAATGAACCAATTGATGAACTTAATCACCTTATAGATCCTTGGCGCTATGTGGTGAATGATCAGCGAGGCAAAAAGAAATTTTCAATATCAACTCAATGAAAAAATGGAACTAACGCTTGAACAGATTTTCCTTACCAATCCTATGAAGGCTACGCTTACCGAAGCGCAGAAACAATCATCCCGGCTCGCCATGCACATTACTGGCCTTAACATGAAGGCCGCCATCGAGACAATGGACGAGTTTGAAACTGAACAGAAGAAAAACCTCCGCCAAAAGTATTCCCGCTCAAATAAAGATATTTTCACCCGTCTTCACCGCCCAATCGATAAAGTTTTCTCAGCAAATGGCGGATCGGTGGTGATCAATCTTCCAGAATCGCAGCAAAAAGATTTTAACGTTTACCTGCAAAACATTCGTAAGGGTATGGCGCTCAGAAAATGGGTGCAGCAAATCGCGCTCATGGCCTGGCAGATCGATCCAAATGGGCTAATCTTTATTGAAATTGATGACGAAGGCGTTCCTTACCCGACGTACAAGTCAACGAGTGATATTTTTTACTACGAAGCTGATGGCCGTGAGGTTGAAATGGTTATTTTTTCGTTAACTGTAAAGCAGGCGCAGGCCTACGCCCTGGCAGCTCCATTACAAATCAATCTCGATCGGTTCAAGAACAACGAAGAGAATAAAACGAAGTATTACCGGGTCGTTGACGCGGTGGCCGACAAGATTGTTGAGTGGGATGGCAAGGTTTTAACCGAAATCCAAGAACTCACGCTGCCGAATTTATTCCTACAATGCCCGGCGCTGATCGTTTCAAATATCTATCAGTTTAATTCTGACCTCCTGCTTTCTCCTGACTCTGATGTCGTGGAGCTGGCTAATGACATTCTCACAAGCAACTCGGTTTTTTCGATTTGGAAGAACCTGCATATGTTCCCGAAACATTGGAGGATGCAATCGGTGTGTGCGACCTGCCAGGGGAACGGAGTTGTTGCGGGTAACACGTGTCCCGATTGCAATGGAACCAAATCTCAAAAACGGTCATCGGTCAGAGACGAGATCATTGTGCCGGTGCCTGAATCGCAGGACGGCAAAATAACACTTACTTCGGCCTTTGACGGTTATACAACTCCATCGACCGAGGCCTGGACCCTTACGACGAATGATCTCGACCGGCTTTACAAAATGATGTTCGAGACCCTTTGGGGTTATTCGCCTGAATCAAAACCACAGGTGCAGGTAAGCAGCGGAGGCGGTGGCAAAACAGCGACGCAGATCCTCGATGAATCGAACTCAAAAATACAGCGTCTTTATATGTACTCTGAGTGGGGCGAATCAATCGAAAAGTTTGTGATTGATATGTGTGGTGGCGTGATGTTTCAGGGTTCATACAAAGGCTGCTCGGTCAATTATGGTGATCGTTACGTTCTCGAAGGACCCGACGAGATTTGGCTTAAATATTCCGATGCCCGCAAAGCGGGCGCGGCGCAAGCGATCCTCGATGAACTGCTCCGCGATTATTACGAAGCAAAGTATTACGGCAATCCAATGAGCCTGCAAAAAGCCATGAAGCAAATGAGAGTCGAGCCATGGGTTCATCTCACGCTTCGGGAAACGCAAGGCATTTCAGCTACAGACCTTGACAAAGCTTGTAAAATGTATTTCTCAGAATGGGCATCAACCATCACGGACATGGATTGGCTTGTGAAGGATGAAGAGGTTTTGAGACAAGAGTTAATCGCGTACACGCAACCGAAAGTTGCTATCATTGCAAAAGAAGTTGCGCTCGCCGCCGAACAAGCAGCATTCGAACCGCCAGCAGTTAAAAAATCACTGACGGCACCGATAACCTAAAAACAATTTTCAAATGATCGATCAACACATTAAAATCTTAACAGAAAAAGCCTCTGGCATTGAAACAAGGCTTTACAGCACCAATGAAACGCTCACGCCTGGTACGATAATAAATCTTTGCGAAGAGCTTTCGAAAACAGTAGAGGGGGCTAAATACCTGATGCAGATAAAGCAAATCCGGGAGCAGCGTGAAACGCAGCAATCTAAGATCGTTAAGCCTAACGCTTCGCAAATTCTTGTTGCCAAATAATTTTCTAACCTCATAAATTTTATCAAAATGGAAGATCAACAAAAACAATCTGAAGCTGCAGAAAACGAAGCGGCTTTTCAAGAATCTGAAAATATTTCCAAGGCCGAGGCAGCTGATGCGGCGCCCGTTGAAAAGGCTGCTGCTTCATTTCAAAAGGCAATGGATGAAGAAAAACGAGCTGACGAAAAACCTGAAGATGCACCCGAAGAGTACGACATCTGCATTGTTCAGCGCGAAGGCGATTCGCTTAAAGTTATTCAGGTTGAGCGCACAACAAAGCTCACCAAGGAACAGGCCGAAAAACATATCAATACTTTCAAAATACAATTCCACGGCAGGCGTGCATATCCGACAGGAGAGCACAAAGCAGGCGACATTGTAAAATAAAAAACCTTCCCGGACCGTCCGGGGCAACCCCTAAAATATATGCATTACAAAACAAAAGAAGCCGCCGTCAACAAGTACGGCGCACAGTTTAAAGACGGTGCAACACGCGAAGAGCTGACCAATGCCGTTGCTGCTGATGAAAAAAAGTTTGACCCCACGGAAGTTGATGAAATCGTTGACGCGATACTCGATAGCGGCGGGCCAAAAAAGCCTGTTGAGGTCAACGAGCCAAAGCCGTCGGAGAACGGCACCAAAAAGAAAACGATCGCAGAACTTCAAGCCGAGCATCCTACAATGAAATGGTTTGACGAGTTTCACGTCAGGATTCAGAAAAAGAATGTCCGCAATGTTCTTGCTGGCCGGGATGAGACGATCATTACAGGTTGGGAAATCGTGAAGAAACTTCATCCGAAGTTTGTCGAGCCTCGCCTTGCCACAGAGACAAACCGTTTCGCTAATGGCTACGTCACTGACCAGGTCGGCCTTTACCTTGTACTCAAAGACACAATGAAAACAGGTGATGTTATTTCATACAAAACTTGGGCCGACGAAATGGGCATTGATCCGAAATCCGATATCAATCAACTTTTAAACTCCTAATATCCCATGGCAATCAAAAAAGAATCAATCATTGCATTGGCTGCTGCGCTCAAAATCGATAAAAAAGTCATCGAGGATGCCATTGCTGCAGCCGATGAGCAGGAAATAAAAATACCGGAAGGCTTAACAGTTCTTACAACCGCAGAACTGACCGCCCGCGACGAGCAAAACAAAAATTCTGGCATCAACTCGGGTAAGCAAATCGCCATTAAAGACCTCAAAGAAGCAGCCGGCCTCGATTATGAAGGCGAAGGCTCAAAGGATGGCAAAAGATTTCTGACCGAGTACGAGAAAAAAGTAAAGAAAGATTCCAACGTGCAAGAGTCTGACAAGATCAAGGAATTGAACACGACAATTGAAGGTCTGCGCACAAATATCACGACTCTTACAGGCGAAAAAGATTCAATGATCAAAGCCACCAAGGAAGCGCAACTCGACAACGATATTCTCACGATGACGATTGACAAAAAGCCTGACAACTTCACGAACAAAGAATGGTTGACGCTGATAAAACTTGGAAATGAAGTTGTCGAGGATAATGGCATTACTGTTGTTAAGCGCGACGGTAAAGTCGTTGCGAATAAAACTGATCTCAAGCCTCTGCCGGTAAAAGAAGCACTTGTGGGTTACATTGATGAAAGAAAATTGGGCAAAGTAGTTGAGCCTCCGAAAACAGGAGGACGCAACGGCCAAGACAGCAAGATCACAGGACTCGGCATTTCAACCATGAAGCAATTCACGCAGCATTTGCAAGATAATAATATCTCTGCCAATGGTGAGCAGGCAAAAGCAATGTTAAAAGAAATAACGGAGGCAAATGCCAATTTCGATTTCAACACAAAATAGTTTTTAGTTGGTTTTGGTTTATTTCCCATGAAGCCGGTGTGTTTTTACACGCTGGCTTTTTTCAATAAAAAAAGTCCTGCATTTATAAGCAGAACTTTGGCGCCAAAACATTCTGAATCTTTTTTTACGCGGTGGGTGTTGAATCCACGTCAGTTGTTGCGGCTTTCAGCCCATCAACAACAGCTTGTAATTGTTCAGGAGTTGCGGCAGCTCCGGCGGCTATCTGTGCTTCGAGAGCAGCGATAGCTGCAGCAATAGCAGCTTGTTTTGCGTCAATTGATGCCTGTAGGTCAGCGACGGCCTGTTGAACTTCTTCGATTGTAGCCATAGACTTTGATTGGCTTGAGATTAACAAATTTAATTTCGAGAGTATTTCACCGTCATTAGTTTGAATGAACGTAATGATGGTGATTAACTGTGATTACCATGAAGCAAAAGTAACGCCTAAATTTATCAGAAATTCAGAAAAAATTGAAATTTCAGAAAAATCATTTGGAAAGTTCAAAACAATAATTATTTTTACATCCGAAGTAGGTTACTTCGCATCCACCGGAGCGGTGCTCCAAAATCTGAAGAGGCGGTGCCTCAAATCCATTCTGACGGTGTCAGGCAATCCATCTTAAATCTTCCAAGATGGCAGATTATGTAAGCTCGGCGCTTCTCGCCTTCCAATCCAAAATAAACAAACGTTTCAACGCTGCAGAGTTAAGAGAGCAGCAAAATCCCATTCTGCGTAATGGTCTGAGCTACTCCGATTTCATTATCGGAAACGTAGCCGACATCAAGCAGTCCGACAAAAGGGCTGTGTACACTTATTACCTGAAAAAGACAGCAGCCGTCACCGGCACCGCTCGTACTTACGCTCCAACAGGGGTGCAAGCCGACAGTGGCCAGGTAACGCTGACGTGGGTAACGTTTTCTGAAACGCTTGGTATCAATATGCAGGTTGGAATGGACAATGTCTTTGACACCATGACCTTGCTTGATCATCAGATAGTGGATAAACAAAGGATTTTACGTGAGAGGATCGGTCAGTACATCGTCGCGCAGCTTTATGCTGCACGCACGCAAGCATCACCGGCGACAACCAACACACGTCTCATGACATGGAACGGTGTGAATTTCGCTTTTGAAAACACGGCTGACCAGCAAAACCTTTTCTATGAAAACGCGGCTTCAATCATGCGGCAGGCAAAATACTACGATCGCCTCGATGTGATCGCAGATCCGATCGTCGCAAAGATTGCACGGTTCAATCAATTCCAGGGCCAGGGCAACGCGCAAAACCTCGCTTATCAGTTCCAATCTTACAACCCAGGCGGGATCATGGAGCATACTTCACTTGGAAATGAAGTAGCAACGAATTATAGTACAGGCGTCGCGCTTGTATTGCCGACTGCATCATTTGCAGTCATTCCATGGATTCCAAAGATCAACCGCGATGGATTCGGAGATTACGAAAGTTATAACGGTGGATTCGGGACGATCCCGGACGCTGCTGGCCAGGCATTGACCTACGCGGTTCGTGCATGGGCGCAAAAAGCTGATACGAGTTCCCTCGGTGGAACGGTGCAGGATATTCACATCGACATGGAGCTTTCAGTGGATATCGCATTCAATACGGCTCCGATCTCGGTTGCAGGTGAAACGCCGATTTACGAAATGGCTCAATTGTCTTAAAACCTTAAAGAAAATTTACCATGAAAAAAATAATCTTTTTGTTGTTAATGGCAATTAGCCTGGGCGCTTCGGCTCAGAGGGCGACTCTGTTTCCGACAGTCTTCGGAGATACGGTGATAACGTCAGCATCCCTCGACACGGTGAATAAAGTAATTACTACAACGGCTGGCTACTCGGCTTTGGGTATTCAGGTAAAGGCTACCAAAGTCTCAGGAACGATCACGGCCAAAGCATATTTGTACTCAAGCCTTGATAGTTCCGGCGGTTGGAATCTTACTGACTCGGCTACAGCTTTTGCAAATGCATCAGGTGCACAATCAGTGTGGTTTACTAAGACAACCACTCCGTACGTGTTTTACAAGGTGCAGGTGCGAAATGTGGGTGGAACGACATCGACGGAGTCGCTCGCTATTAAAGTTTATTACGTCCTCAGACGCTACGATCGCAGCTTATAATTTAACTCATGAGTAATGTCATCAACATAGAAACCAGGTCGCCGATGTATCTCACAGCAGGTACAACGCCCGGCTTTCCTGTTGGTGGCAATACTTACACAAACCAGGTTACACCGCAAAACTCGTCCCTTGCAAATTGGGAATTTACTGTTGACATAAGAGGCTTCGGGAAACTATATCCCGGTACTGACTTCTCTTTTGACGGAGTTGATACAATCACCGTGCTATTGCCGGGATTTCAAACCGGCAACGGTGAAAAATGGATCATTGAGTTTGTGCCACGTGCCGCCGATGTTCCGGTGCCTTCGACCACGGAAACAGAGTATTCCAATGGTTACAAAGTGGCCGACGTGATGGGTGCGATTATGAATCGCAGGCGTTGGAGGCAACCGACAAGATCAGATTTCCCGCTGACACTCGCTTCGCCTAACATTTGGGCGACTGACGATAAATTTTCACCCGTTTTTGAATCCGAGCATAAAATTGTTTCCCCTTATAACGTGTGGATCTGCCAGGAAGATGATTCCCTGACAGATAACACAAAGTTCAACGACTACTTGCAAAAGCTGCAATCTGACGTTGTTTTAAAATGCCTGAATGCAGTTTTCCATAACAACGAGTTCCTTGAAAAGAAACTTTTGTTTGAAAGATTCGGGCGCCAGGATTATCTCAACCCCAATGAAGGGAAATTCGTTGGCGTGAGGATCACTCCTGCAAAATCATTCGACAAATCAGTACAGATCGATTCCGTTGCCCTCAGATTCAATGGCAACGTCACATTTAATTTATACCTCTTCCATGATTCGCAACCGCTGATACCTGTTGATACGTTCGCGGTAACAGCTAATGCTAATGCGCAAACAATTGTGAACATCGGAAAGGTATTAAGTTACTCTGATGGCAATAAATCCGGCGCCTATTACTTCGGTTATTTCCAGAGTGATCTTGGAAGCGTGCAAGCGGTCAACGAGATCGTGCAGAAGTTCAATACGTCATACAACTTCGGAATGAACCCGATTGAACTGCCAGCACTTGCTGGTCACAAGGTTGACGTGAACCAAATTTCTTTTACGATCAAAACGCATGGCTTTAATCTGCAAATGTCAGCTTTCCGTGATTACACTCAACTGATCGTTGATAATGCTTACCTGTTTGACAATTTGATCGGCCTACAGATGGCAGCTGACGTGATCGAAATGATTCAAAATTCAACCAGGACAAATAAGGATCAGCGGATCACGGCGGAATTGACGAAGATGCTTTACACGGATCTGAATCTTGCTGAAACAACTGAGGAAAGTCCGTTCAGCGTTGGTTTAAAAGCCAGGATAAAGGCTGAAGCGTGCAGAGTGAAGTACGAATTTTTCCCAAATAAAAGACCCGTCAGCATATCGCATGATACTGACGTAAGAAATATTTACGGTACACCGGCAGAGGTGGGCGGGGTATATGCTTATTGAACGGACTAACCCGGTTGGTATCGATAAAATAATTAGCTCTTTGCAAAAAAGGATGTATCCCTTGATCGCGGCACTGTGGACCGGCGCGACATACAACTGTTACCCGCGTTGTTACCGGAATCAAAGCTCAACCAGTGATTATGTCGCTGAATTTTTTACCGGCAAAGATTACCGGGAGGTTTATTTCGATGACACCGTCGGCGCTCTTAGTTTTTTTGGATCAAGCGTGGAGTCTCAGGTTGCAGAAGATAACATGGAAACAACAAACATCCATCTTGTCTTTTTTGTGAATCTCACAAAGATAAAAGGTGCAAGTGCGGTAAGACTGGATGAAGAAACGCGGCTTGAGGTGCAAGGAATTTTAGATACGATTGGGCGGGCGCACGGATTTGTTTTACAAAAGGTAGGAACTGGCCTGGGGTATTGCTTGAAAGAATATCCGGGATCAAGGCAAAGCGAAGGATTAAAATTCAGAGATCAGCATCCTCTTCATTGTTTCAGGTTCGACATGGCTGTGTACTATCAGCCGACATTAAAATGTTAACGTTTAAAACAAAATAAATGGCACTTATTAATCCCTGCAATCTTGCGATCAGTACAGCAAACACCTATTCAGATTGTGATGCAGCGATGCTTTACACTCGTCAGACATGGCTTATGCCAAAGTCCCTCAAGTGGACGGCAACAGATTTGCTGAATTTCACGAGCTATCTCGATACGCAGCGTCATGCTACTGGTACGAGCCGGGTTTACCCGATTTTCGGGTCAGGGATTCCAATCCGCCAAATTACTGACGCCAACGAGGCCGATGTAATCGAAACTTTTGAAGACGGCGCAAAGTCGTTCGTTCGCCGGGGCATGATGAGCAGAACTTTCTTCACCGACAAAGGCGGTCTGTACCTGGCTCAACAGCTTCAGAAAATAGCAAGGACGCAATCCTTCATCGAAGTTGATGGTGATGTGCCTTCGAAAGTTGCCATGATGGCAAACAGCGATGGTACCTATTCCGGGTTCCCGACAAACCTTGTTTTCTCACCTGCGCCTGAGCTTGCAAACCTGAAAACTGTTTATAAAAACAAATTGATGCTTGATTTCAATCCGCTTGACTACGTGGGTAAGGGCCGGATTTGGAAAGCTGATTCAACAGAAGATATTTTGTCGCTCAATGGTTTGCTTGATTCACAAGTAACGGGCGCCGTTGCTCCCAATACACCAAGCACAACGCACATTTTCCTTGGAGTTTCTACTATTTGGTCACAAACTGATTTGGTTGCATTGTACAATGGCACAGGTGCCGGCAAGATTGACCAGGTATCACACTTCGTTGTCAAGGCCGCCAACGTGTCAACGATCACACCGTCAGGTGTAGCAATTACCAATGGCCAGGTTGATTTGACAGGAGTTTACACAACAGGAACAAATATCACCGTGTCGCTGGCTGCACCAAGTGTGCTGAAGGCAAACGGGTTGCCAGGATATGAAGGGACGCTTTCGGCAACGATTCCGATACCATAAGGATCTTCAATCTTTTGATAAAACCAATTGGCTGGCTACGTGGCCAGCCTTTTTTATAAAATGGCAATCGATAACCTGATAGAAACTACTCAGTCACTCGCCCGCTTTGATGCTGAAGCAGAACTTATCTCCATTGTCGAAGAGAACAAAGAAAAAATAACGGAGCTGCAACAGCAGCAGCTTGCCGCTGGTATTGATATCACCGGCCAGCCAC